CAAGATTAAACTGCACTCTGACAAATGGCCCGTAGTCATCTTCCCGGCATTCGAGCACTTTCCCAGCAAGCCTCTCATGATTCCACACGAGTCTTATCTTATGTCCACGTTCTTCGAAAGTTCGTTTAAAACAGCCACGTTGGAACGATGTCTTATAACTGTCTATCGTATCCCAGGCCGTTAAATAGCCCTCGACTATCCCCTCATCAGATGTCTTTCTTATCAACTCCAGAGGACTTTGATAGTCAGACCTTTTTCTGTATTCTAATTTCATTTATTAATCCTCTATTGAATAAAAAAGTGTACATCTGCAATTGCAACGTTCTTTTGGTGATAAATTATTATCACATGGATAACGAGCTTTTTCGCCACCCACCGTGAATTTTTCATCAATTTTTACTTTAACATTATCCATTTTCTTATGTGACTTCCGAACCTCAAACGTGGCAGTTGACCATGTTTTGTGTGTCGCGCCTGAAACAGACGCAGATATAAGTTGCCCCAAATTAGCTGCTGTGCCTGCCTCTGTCCTACCGATTAATAAAGCACGCTCTGGACTAAAAGTCCCAGCATCGATAATGGCCTGTTGGATATCTTTCATAGCAAGGCCTTCTTTTATGCCTTCCGTCAGTTGAAGCAGGATTGTATCTGTTGTTGTCTCGTTTATGGCAGATAAGGTTGTCAATATCAGTTTTTCTGCCTCCATATATTCTGCAATTGCTTCCGCAATATCATCCTCGATCGTTCTTTTTTCAACTACTAAATCAGAGCCAAACTGGACACCGACATCAATATAAATAGCCTCAATGGCTTCAGACCAAGCCGAGATAGATTTCTTTATAACCTTTGTTACATTCGCTTCTGTTAAATCTTTGAATATATCCTCTCTCTGTTTTTCAAGTAGAACAAGGATAGTATCGCTCAAAGAATCTTCCGCTATCTCTGCAAGCTTCTTTTCATAGTCTTTTGTTGCTCGTTTTTCAATCAGAGTATATTTCTGTTTTTTCTTTTCTCTTTTCTCAACGGGGGCTACCGATGCATTCTTCACGTTTGGTTTATCCCAACCTTCAAATTCCTGAAATCCAAACTCAAAAACTTTATTAAGCTGCTCGAATGGTACGCCCATTTCAAAAAGATTTGTTGCTGTTTTTGTCCATTCGATCATAGCCCGCTTGATTGCTGCCACTTTGGATAAATCATATGAGATATGCTCATTGTCTTTTAGTTCGTCCCTAAACGACAGATTAAAGGTGTCTTTCAGATCATCAAGCAATGGAATCGCGGTTTGAAACCAAAATATTAACTCTGAAACAATATAATTGTTATAAGTGGAGGCTTCTTGAGATCCGCCATAAGCCGGCGGAATCCCAAAAATGATAAATATTTCATCTCGATTAAATTTTCTTGATTCCCCAAAATCCATTTCAACTGCTGTAAGGCCCATCCTGGTATATTTTGCATTTGAACCAACTACTTTAATTTTCCTTGCGTTTTTTGGCCCTGCTATACTCTCATTAAGCCGTTCTGCAATCTTATCGACTTGATCCTGAGTATCGAAGTTCCGATCAAAGGCCATCACCCCATCAACAACCCCTCTGTTTTGCATAGCGGCTTTATTCCAATCCTGCTGGCCGTTGTCGATATCAACTGTCTTGGCGGCGGCTTCCAGGGGGGCAATGCCCAGCAAAGGGTTAGCTGGGTTGAAGAATTTATGATGGATTATTTCAAGCGGTTCATATTCGACTCTTTGTTTCTGATCGAGCGCGTATCCTTTCAACCATTCGTCAATCTGCTTGGATGGAATAGGTGCAAGCCTATCAGGTGATATGGGCCAAAGTTCTGCGGTTTTTCCTTGAACTGTTACTTTTTTCAGATAGCTATTCCCGGCCAGCAACAACCATGATGTTATTAATTCAAACAGATCTTGCCGTGAAATATTATCGTTTGGCCTATTAAGGACTCCTGATAAATAATGTTTTTCAATCGGTTCTCCATCCTCGTTTGTAACCTGCCAGGCCACCTGCGAGATTGCCTTTGAGATGAGGAAAACAGACCGATAAACCCAACCATTTATTTTATACCCTTCTTTTACCGCTTTTTGAAGAGTCCAATTGGTATAAACAGGCTGCTCCATCTTACAAAGCCACGAGTCTGCTATCGCAAGGTTTCTTCGAAATAATCGTTTTATAAAATTTGGCAGCATGTTTTCCTCTTTACCAATAAAAAAGCCGAATTAGCTTTAATATTTTTGTTATTTGGTTCAAGCTATTTCCTTTTTCCATAACATACAAATGCCAACCTTTTTAAATACTGAATCCTGCCACACAGCCATGCAGTCCATCTATATTTATGCTCGTGATGGCAATTATCCGAACAAGTCCAAACCGTTTTTACCTTTATTTTTGATGGCTCTGCTTTATATCTCATTTTACAGAATCCTTATATTTATAAGTATTTTTAACTATTATCACCCCATAAAAAAATAAATACAAGTAATTTTTTATTCACCCAACAAATATTTCCTTTAATCCATGGATAAAGGCAACTTCTATGGCGTTCATTGTCGTGTCAATCGCATCATCATGTACACCGTTCGGAAAGACTGTTGCCTCATCAGTTATAAAAGATATATCCCTGATAGATTCATTAAGGAATACCCTACCAGCTTCTATATAAGGAGCTGCATCCATGGCCCTTTCTATTTTATCAATGCTTCGCGGAATTGCTTTTATTTTAAGCCTGTCTTTTTTTAATTCCTGAATTAATCCTATTCCAGATGATTTATCCTCGATCCACATACCTCTTAAAACAGGATCATCGGATTCAACCTTCTGAGTATCATGTTTGGTGTAAAAGATTTTTGCTTGTTTTCTAAGCTCAGGTGCTTCCATTCGTTTTCTTAAATGGTCCAACAAATAAATATTCCCATCGACCCCATACCCCCAGGCCTGAAAATCTGTTGGATCATTCCAATTGTTTTTTTTCTGTGCAGTATCAGCGACTATAAATTTCCATTTCAATTTAGGCAAGGCTTTCCACCAGCCCCAATCCTGAAACTTAAATATGTTGCCAGAGACTAAAACTGGGTGCTGCTGATATAACGACGACCAATTATGGGGAGACATTTTATTTTTACGCTTCAGTAAAAATTCAAGAGATTTATGTTCAGGGAACAATGCCTCCCCTTCTTTTCTGTGTTCTTCATCTTCCTCCGCTATTGCCTTGTATGTCAAAACATTTACATTTTTCTCGGCATCAATCAACCTGCCTGCTAAATCTGCAATATTCCACCGTGTCATTATTATCAATAACCCAGCATCCTCTGAAAAACGTGTATAAAAATCGTCTGTGAACCAATCCCAGGTTTTCTCCTGTATGGTTTTACTGTTTGCTTCTGCTCTCCCCTTAACTGCATCGTCGATACAGCCTACTGAAAGCGTCTCTCCAGTAACCGCCCCATTTACAGTCGTATTCCTAAAGCTGCCTTCATGGCCTTGTATCTCGAATATTTCGTTATTTCTCAGCACTCGATTAGCAAGGGTAACCACCTGCTGACCACCAAGCGTAACCACACCTCTAAATATTTTTTGATATTTTTCAGAATCAATCGTTCTTTGGATTGATCTGTTTGCCCTGACTCCCAGCCGATCCGAATAGGATGCATATATGATATTTTGATCCGGCATTTTCCCCAATAGCCATGATATAAATTCTGTGATGGCTCTACTCTTCCCATGCTGCGGAGCGCATTCAATTAGCAGGATAGGTTTTTTCTTTGTTTTTAAATCAAGATAGAAATTTTGTAGGGCTACTGATAGCTGCTCTTGAAACCAGCCTTTTTTGTAATTTGGGTACCCTATGTATTGCCGATAAGCATAGAAGTTGTTCCTGGATCGTTCAAGCCAGTAATTTTCAAGCAAATCTATATCCGCTTTAGTCTTCAAATCCTGAAAAACCTCATTTTTGTAAGTGGTTGTTTTTACATATACTTTTTATACACATCTACACAGCGTGGAGACTTATAAATCTTCGCCCCCAATTTCAGGCACAGGCAGGCCCCTTTTTTTGAGTTCATCTTCTATTTCTTGCGTCGTCATAATGGTCTTCTTTTCTGATTTTACCGAGCCGCCGTCTTTTCCGGTTAGCTCAATATGCTTTGTCTCTCTCCATACATCAGGTTTCCGATTCATCAACCAGCGCTCAATCGCTTTTGTGTCTGGGGCTACTTCTTTTTTAACCTGCTTTCTATGCGTCCTGGTGATGTTCCCTTCTGCATCCTCTTGTTTTTCAATTGTAACTTCATTAAAAGTATATCCCTGAGCGCGTTTAAACAAAGAATTCTCAATAGTTAGATCTGCAATTGCCTTGTTTACCTTTAAGGCCTCGGACATTTCGGGCTTTAATTTCTTGTATTTATAGAAAGTATCAGCATGAATATTAAGAGCCTTTGACATTTGTTGATCTGAGTAACCATCCCGACACCAGCCAGCAATCTCAAATAATCGCGGTTCTATTTTTTCAATCC